ATTATCCTTGGGCATACAATGCCTGGTTGCAACATGAGCAATCACATTGGTTACATACAGAAGTGCCAATGGCTGAAGATGTAAAAGATTGGAAAAACAAACTTACACAACCACAAAAACATTTTTTAACAAACATCTTCCGTTTCTTTACACAAGGTGATGTTGATGTTGCTGGTGGTTATGTAAAGAATTACTTGCCATATTTTCCACAACCAGAAGTTCGTATGATGTTAATGGGATTTGCAGCTCGTGAAGCACTTCATGTTGCCGCTTATTCACATTTAATTGAAACTCTAGGAATGCCTGAATCAACTTACAATGAATTTTTAGAATATGAAGCGATGAAGAATAAACATGATTATGTTTTAGATATCAGTAATCGTAATGGCGACAAACAATCAACCGCTACACATATTGCTGTGTTCTCTGCATTTACAGAAGGTATGCAGTTGTTCTCATCATTCATTATGTTATTAAATTTCCCACGCCATGGTTTAATGAAAGGTATGGGACAGATTGTGACATGGTCTATTGTTGATGAAACCATGCACACCGAATCAATGATTAAATTATTCAGGACTTATATTGAAGAAAATAAATCAATATGGAACGATACACTTAAGTCCAGGATATATACCATTGCTGAGAAAATGGTCGAATTAGAAGATAAGTTTATTGATTTAGCCTTTGAAATGGGTGATATGCCTGATTTGACTGCCGACCATGTTAAACATTATATACGATACATTTGTGATAGAAGATTAATTTCTTTAGGCCTCAAGGGAGTGTATAAGGTGAAGAAGAATCCACTACCTTGGGTCGAAGAAATGATAAACGCACCAATACACACAAACTTTTTTGAGAACCGTGCCACAGATTATGCGAAAGGTGCATTAAAGGGTTCTTGGGAAGAAGTTTGGGGTCAAGTTGCATAACAAGGAGAAGTAAATGTTAGATTTATTAGGTAAAGTATCATCAGTAAAAGATTGGGCATTAGCTCGTTGGGCTGAAAGAACATCATGGGACGGCACAGTTTTGATTGCTGTTGGTGTTGTAGGTCTACTCGCTAGTCCATTAGTTAAACTTGCATCATGGGTTGCTATTGGTTACGGTGCATGGACTCTTTGGAAAAAAGAGAAATAATGATAACAATTGAGCAATCTGCCACCGATAAAATACTGGATCTCATCAAACAAGAAGAAGATTCTGATATAAAAGGTCTACGCATTTTTGTTGAAGGTGGTGGGTGCTCAGGTTTTCAATATGGATTTACTTGGGAAAAAGAAATCAGTGAAGATGATTTTTCATTTGATTTAACAGGTTCCAATTTAAAAGTGATTGTTGATCCAATGTCAGCACAATATTTACAAGGTTCAACAATTGAATATCAAAAAACAATAATGGCAGAACAATTTGCCATAAGGAATCCAAACGCACAAACAAAATGCGGTTGTGGTTCTAGTTTTTCTGTTTAAGGAAAATATGGAAGTTATACATAGACATTTAATTGTAAGAGCTGAAACTAAAAAAACACCCACAGATAGAGCATGGACTCATGGTTGGTTACAACAACTTGTAGGTAAAATTGGCATGAAAATATGCCAAGGTCCAATTACAAGTTACATTGATGTGCCAGGTAATCGTGGTATTACTGGTGTTGTGATTATTGAAACAAGTCATATTGCACTACATATTTGGGACGAACCTGATCCAGGACTTATACAGTTAGATGTATATACTTGTGGTCCATTTGACCCACAAATTATATTTGAAGAACTAAAAGCATTTGATCCAGTTAAAGTGGAATACAAATACTTAGATAGAGAACACGAACTTAAAGAGGTTAAACTATAAATGGCGTATAGTGACAAAGTATTGGATCATTATGAAAATCCAAGAAATGTTGGTTCATTAGATAAAGATGATCCACAAGTTGGCACAGGTATGGTGGGAGCACCATCTTGTGGAGATGTGATGAAATTGCAGATAAAAGTCAACGAAGAAACAGGGATTATCGAAGATGCAAAATTCAAAACATACGGATGCGGTTCAGCAATCGCAAGTTCAAGCCTTGTCACAGAATTACTCAAAGGCAAAACGCTTGACGAAGCCTCAACAATTAAAAACTCAGCCATTGCCGAAGAACTGGCTTTGCCGCCTGTTAAAATACATTGCTCAGTTTTGGCAGAAGATGCGATAAAATCTGCCATTGCTGATTACACCAAAAAGAAAAGTCAAAAAGACATAAACATACCAGTTGTAGGAGTATAATGAAAACACTAGATCACACCTGTCATAACTGTCAGTCTGAATTTGCTATAAACTATGTTGATAGCGTTTGTGAATCAGATCCAACTTTCTGTCCATTTTGTGGAGAATATTTGTTGTTAGATTCAGAATATCTAAATAGCAATATGAACAACACGGACGGAAAGGGTGTAGAGGACTATTGAACTGGACACATAACGGAAAAGAATTCACTGAAGATCACATTGGTGAATATTTTGGTATAGTTTATTTAATCACAAATTTAAAAACAGGTCGTAAATATGTTGGTAAGAAATTCTTTACTCAAGCCGGCCGAAGACAAATTAAAGGTAAAGTTAAGAAAGTTCGCAAACCGTCCAATTGGTTAAAGTATTGGGGAAGTAATAAAGTTCTCCAAGAAGATGTTGAAAAACAAGGCGAACAAACCTTTACAAGAGAAATCCTTCATTTGTGTAAAACAAAAGGTGAATTATCTTATTGGGAAAGTTATGAGATATTCAATCGACACGCTTTACGAACAGATGAATATTATAATGATTGGGTTAGTTGTAAAGTAAGGAAGAACCACTTAGAAAAGAAACCCGATTCTATTAAATTCTCTCCTAGACTGAAAAGATCACAAAATACAAGACCTTATCATTGATGGCTAGCTGGAGCTACCTCAGCAACCGGACACCAGCTATGTATAAAAAAACAAAGCTCTGGACAGGCAAATATGAACGAAGAATTATATAAAGATATAAAAGAAAATATAAAATCTTATCAACCGATAGCTCGTGACTATTGGTGGATTAAATTTTCTAATTATAAAGGCAACATATTACTATTTGCTGGTTCAATATTAACAGGTGAAACTGTTACTCAACATTTTACCGATGAAGACGATGCTGTCTTGTATGTCAATTGGTTATTTCATCAAAATCCTGCTTTAAGAATAAACCCAAGATTGCCTCGAAAAGGCTTGACTAAAAAAGAAAAATAATATATAATACGCTATGATTAAGAATGAAAGTATATTTGCTTTTTGGGTCAAATGGTTATCGACTGTTGGTGCCTGTGGTTGTGCCTTTGCTAGTTCAATGGATTGGTATCCATTAAATGTCTGGTTAGGTTGTCTAGCAGGCATTGGTTGGATTTATATTGGATGGTTATGGAAAGAATCAAGTGTGATTATAATCAATGTAATGATGGCTGTCATTTATGGTGGCGGAGTGATAAGGAGTTTGGAGTTTGTTTCCTGAAAAATTAGAAGATTATATAAAAGTATATCCCGGCTATTTAAATGATGAAATTTGTGACCATGCTGTCAAAGAATTAAAAGAATCATCAGATTGGGAAACACACACATTTTATAATATGAATAAAGATTCTTATCATTCAACCGATAAAGAATTGTCTGTATTGTTTCAAGGCAATAAAGAAAAAGATATCACAGCAACAGAATATTTCATGGAACAAACATGGAATGCTATTGAAAGATATATCATAAAGGACCATTCAATTTGCCAAGAGTATTTTGATGGTTGGGCTGGGTTTACTATGTTAAGATATAATCGATATAGTGAAAATACCAATATGAAATTACATTGTGACCATATCCATGATATGTTTGATGGTGAAAGAAAAGGTATTCCAACATTATCTATTGTTGCAAACTTAAATGATGATTATGAAGGTGGTGAATTTGTGATGAGAGGTGAAGTGATACCTTTAGGAAAAGGTGATATTATATTATTCCCATCTAACTTTTTATATCCACATAAAGTAAACGATACAACCAAAGGAACAAGATACTCATATGTATCATGGGTATGGTAGATCCAGAACAAATATATGAAGATATGATTAGGTTATATGGTGAATTACCTCATCCGGTACATGAACCAAAACGGTGCCTTTTCTATCTTAAGATGTATAATTACCGTAAAAAATTAAAATGATAAATAGTCGTGTCAGCCACAAGTTGACACATTACTAAACAATCCCAAAAGGAAAATATAACATGAAAATAGCATTACTAACTTTATTATTAGCATTAACACCAACGATTGTGATTTCTGAAGAAAATACAGCTCGAGCAAGAACTGTTGAATATAAACA